AGCATCAGGTACTACATCTGCTGATACCAAATATCAACAAGCTAAAGCAGATCTAGATGCTGACAAAAAACCCGGTTGGTTGAAAAAAGCTCGTGTAGGACTGTTGAGAATATTCCAAAGTAGTGTGCTAGGCAGAGCAGTGTTTGCAATTATTTCATTAGATAGAATTGTATATGCCCTAGATGGATACCTTATAGAATATGAAAAAGCAGGCTGTAAAGAAACAGACGATGTTATGTATTGGCGTGTTAAACTAGCAGATGAAATTATGCAATTAGTAGTAGGATTTATTCTAGCAGGTGTAACAACCGCTGCCAGCATAACAGCGTTAACTGCACTGTTTGCTGCTGTGCCAATTGCTGGTTGGATAGTAGCAACTATAGGAATTATATCTGGAGGTGTGCTTACATATTTCCTAACCAAACTTGCACAAAACACAGGATTAATGCAGAGTCTTGCAGAATATATTGCTGCCACTATGCTTACTCCTAGAGCACTTAGCTCAGTAATGAAACCAGTTTGTGAAAACATTACAGAAAGTCAGTGGGAACAGAATCTTACTGAAGCAGAACAGTTGCATGAGCAAAGAATCAGCGACATTAAAAAAGATGCTAAACGTGCTGTCGCACAGATGATTGCTAGCGATCCTAAGATGAAAAAGATTGTTAAGTTTGCAATGAAAAAAGATTCAGACGCAGATCCAAGACGCAGTCTATAATAGCGGCAATTTAGTTTTTTCAACTAATTCTATCTGTTCTTTTATAATCTTGTTGAGAATTTCTCTATCTTCATTTGATATCACGTGCATTAGCTCATAGTGAGAAAGAGATCCTCGCATGTGCCAACCTATTTTATAGAGATTGTATTTTAGATTTTTAATGTCTGTTTCAAACTCTTGTGCGAGTTTTAAGACATCAGATTCCTCGAGCGGAAGGAGTTGCTTCCGAAAAAACTTGCATAGTCCACTCTGAGTTTTGTAGTATACTCGTTATCACAGTTTTCGTCTCCACATACAATATTGAAATCTGGTAGACTCCATGCTTTGCTCATTTCTTGGACTTTTGCAGTTAGTGAATTAAAAAATTCTGCATCATTATTAAATAGAAATTCTCTAATCTTTTGTATGTCAGATTCTGATTCAGTACCATTTACTTCAGTGATGCTCGATACATAAGAAACTGCTATTTCTAGATTTAGGTTTGTAAGTTGATTGAGTATGTCTTGTTTTTGTTTATCCAAAGCAGTGTCTGCATTTTCTTGTTTAGAGATTTGTATAAGTTGTTTTTCTAAGGCGTACTGTCTATGTGAAAAATCAGTCATCTGTCTGTAACTCAATGGAGTAAGATTTAATTTTAGATCTTTTATAAGCACATGATTTTCAATTGGTAAACTAAGAAAAGTTTCTAGCACTTTGTTAAGGTCTGCTTCGGCATGATTTTCGTTACTACATTTTGTACAGTTACTAGTGACTGGCATTTTTTCACCATAGGTAGCAATTCTAATTGATAACAACACATGATCTATGTCATATCCAACTAATTGCCAAGGATCTAGTATGTTAGGCACACAACTTTTTATAATATTAACAGTAGATTCACCAGTAAAAAGCGCATCTGGTGTTTTGAGCATAATTTCGTCCATGGCATTCATGCCATATACAGGCAAGTTACTAAATGTATTGTCTTGAACTACGCCGTCACTGTAAAATTTACCATAACTTGGTAAGTCAATAAACAGTTTGGGCTGTCTTGTTCTGCTTTTTAAAAAATCGCTCATATTTCAATCCGATAAATACTACGTACATATTTATATGCACAAAAACAAGGATTTCAAAAAGTGGCTGAAAGTGACGAACTAAAACGACTGTTAGAAGAACTTATCGCAGAAAAAGGCACGAAATCATCTGGCCAAACTCCAAAAAAGGATTTTAGCGGCGGAGCAGGTAGTGCTGATTTCAAAAAAGCAGGCGATTTCTTTATAAATGCTCTCAACGAAGGTGGTGGATCAGTAAGTAATTTTGCCAAAGGCATGGGCAAAGCTATGCCAAGCATACCTCTACTAGATAAATTGGGCGGTGGAGTAATAAGTGGTATCGGTTATATTGAAAATCTTCAAGGTGTGTTTAATTCATTAGCTAAAGTTGGAGCAGGTGGAGCAGCCGATTTAGGTGAACTACAACAACTTGCAGGACAAGCAAATCTAAGTTTAGATGCTTTTGCAAATATTGTTGGTAACAACTCTGCTACATTTACAGCCCTTGGTGGTAGTGTTGATGCTGGTAAGAGAAGATTTTCAGAACTTAATGCAGCAATGTATGACACAGGCATGATTGAACAAATGAAAATGCTTGGATATACATCACAAGAAGCATCAGAGTTTATGGCTGAAAACCTACAAATGACTATGAGATCCGCTAGACTGTCAGGTATGACAGACGAGCAAGCAGTAGAACACACCGCAAACCTTGCTAAAAACATGCAGACACTGGCAAAACTTTCTGGCAAAGACGTACAACAAATGCGTGACGAATCTATTGCTAGACAGCGTGATGGAGCGACCAACGCTGCTTTAAGATTAATGGAAATGAAAGGTGCTAAAGGAGCAACAAAAAATTTCCAAAGCATTGTGTCGATGACTGGAGACTTGCCTAAGGCTGCGCAGGATTTGATCAAAGACGTTATACAGTTGAACAATCCATTAACCAAAGCTACTCAAGGTTTTGGGGCTGTTAATGGTGAAGCTTTGACCATTGCTAAACAACTTAGAAAAGCTGTACAAGCAGATGATGCTGCAGAAGTTGAACGATTAACTAAAGAATATTCAGCCGCTGTTAAAGGCCAAGCAGGTTCAATGCAAGGTGCATATATTGCTTCTCTAGGACAAGTAAGTGACATTGGCGCAGAAATGGCTGACGTATTCCAAGAACTGAAACCTCAAATTGATGCACTAGATGGTATACTAGACGTACAAGCAGGACAGTTCAAAACAGCAGGAGAACTAGCAACAGCATATTTAGAAAATTTGAAAAAGATAGAAGCAGGAGTGAAAGCGCAGGCTGATACAACTGATACTACACCAGGTCAATCAGCTATAAATTTCCTTAATGAAGGTCAGATTACTCTTGCAACCAATGTTGGTACAGTAAATGAAGCTATTGGTAATCAAATTAGTTCAAATACTTCACTTACAAAAGCATTTAATACTGGAGCAAATTTAATAGACGCTATTCCAAAAGAATTTGAAGAAAGATTAACAAAATTCATGTCTTTATTTCCTGGTATGGATGATAAAGAAATACTTTCCTTCTTAGAATCTAATGTAGGTAAAAAAGTTGAAACAAGCACAGGTGAAATGGTCACCGTGACACAACAAATGGTCGATGAATTCAAAAAATACAGTGATCCAAGCACAAGTGCAGCTGACCAAGAAACTGCATTTCAATCATTGAAAAATGGTGGACTATTTGACGAATCAGGAAACCTAAAAGTCAGTGTTATGAAAATAGCAGAAAATGCTAGAGGTGGTTCTGAAAGCACACTTGAAACTGAAAAAGAAGCAGAAGGACTTATAAGCAAAATACTAGGAGCCTTAAACCCATTCAATGCAGGTACGCTTGGCTCCACTGGAAGTTTGTTTACGGATTTTGGAAGTGGAAGCGCAGCTCTATTGCATGGTTTAGAAGCTGTTGTACCAAAAGACAGTCCACAAGGACAATTATTAAGTGCATTTCCTAATGGATTAGGTGATGTAAGTTCAAATTTACAAAATTTAGGTGCTAAATTTGATCCTGCATTAATGACAGAAACTCAAAAAGAACTTATGGCCAAGGTAAATGCGCCACCAAATGTCAGTAGAACAGGTGAAACATCAGAAAATTCACTTGACAACCTGAACCAAACCATGCTACAATTAGTAGAAATAAATAGAAAAGCATTATCAATTGCTAACAGACAACTAAATGCAACTAAAGGCTTAGATGGCAATGTGATGAGCAGTGTAGGATTATAGAATGAGCTGGAAAAAATATTTTACTCCTGTACCAACAGGAGACAACACATCAGGAAGTTATAGTCCTATCAATGGAGCCAATGCAGCTTCAAGACCAGGTCCTGCAAGATCTAATTATTCAAGCTACTTACCAGATGTTTATGTTGGTACGCCTAATCGTGTTGAACGTTATGGTCAATACAACACAATGGATCTTGATTCAGAAGTAAATGCGGCACTTGACATTCTAGCAGAATTTTGCACACAGAAAAACAAAAAGAACGACACACATTTTGAATTTAAATTTAAAAAATCTGCTACTAATTCAGAAATACAAATTTTAGGTCAATATCTACAACAATGGTATAAGATTAATAATTTTGAAAATAGAATGTTTCGTATTTTTCGTAATGTATTTAAATACGGAGATGGATTTTTCTTAAGAGATCCAGAAACTAAAAAATTATATCATGTTGATCCTGCAAAAGTAAACAGAATTATTGTAAATGAATCAGAAGGTAAAACTCCTGAACAATATATTGTAAAAGATGTTCAATTTAATTTTAAAGAATTAGTTGCAACCAAACCTCATCAAACAAATGGAAACATCACAGGTGGTGGTAGTGGTTACTATGAAGGTGGTGTTCGTGGAATGGTTGGAAATTATCCTAACCAGGCAGGTTCTAGATTTACAATTGAAGATGGCGAAGTTGCTGTAGATGCCAAACACATGTTTCATTTAAGTTTATCGGAAGGTTTAGACAACAACTTTCCGTTTGGTAACAGTCTATTAGAAACTATTTTTAAAGTATATAAACAAAAAGAACTACTAGAAGATGCAATAATTATCTATCGTGTTCAACGTGCACCTGAACGTAGAGTTTTTTATGTTGATGTAGGTAACATGCCAAGTCACCTTGCTATGCAATTTGTTGAGCGTGTTAAAACAGAAATACATCAAAGACGTATACCAAGTAAAACAGGTGGTGGAACAAATGTTATTGACAGTGCATACAATCCATTATCAACTAATGAAGATTACTTCTTCCCACAAACAGCAGAAGGTAGAGGATCAAAGGTTGAAACACTACCAGGTGGTACTAACCTAGGAGAAATTGATGATCTTAGATACTTTACTAATAAACTCGTTCGTGGTCTCCGTATACCAAGTTCATACTTACCTACTGGCGCAGACGATAGCCAAGCAAGTTACAACGACGGTAGAGTTGGCACAGCATTTATACAAGAATTAAGATTTAATACCTATTGTGAAAGATTACAGAATCTACTCGTAGAAGAATTTGATCAAGAGTTCAAACGCTATTTGCTAGAAAAAGGCGTAAACATTGATACAGCAATGTTTGATATTAAATTCCAACCACCACAAAACTTTGCAGCCTACAGACAAACAGAACTAGACAATCAACGTATTAGTTCATTTGCACAGGTACAGGCAATTCCATTTATTTCAAATAGATTTGCACTCAAAAGATTCCTTGGATTAAGCGAAGAGGATCTTGCAGAAAATGAGCGCATGTGGAGAGAAGAAAATGATGAAACACTTACACCGCCTCCAGGTGATGCCGCTGGTGAAATGCGCAGTGTAGGAATTTCGAGTGCAGGTATAAGTGCTGACATATCAGGAGCAGAAGACCAAGCAACTGTAGAAGGAGCAGAAGATGGTGGAGAAGGAGCACCTCCAGAATCAGCGGCAGGTGAAGCAGCAGCTACAGAAGCACCAGCCGGCGGCGAAGGCGGCGAAGGCACAATTTAAGAATAAATAACATTATGATACTGAGAGAATTATTTTATTACGACAAAGAAACTATCGAACCTGTTGAAGACAACAGATACGATCCTCAATTTGATCAATCAATCGTAGATCTAGATGATACCCGGAAAACACGTTTGACACTTAGCCAAATCAATCGTGCCCGCAAAGCAAGTGAATTACATACAGAAGAAAAAGCCAAAGAAATAGAATTTGTGCGTCAAATGTATGGTATTGCAGCACAAGCAGGGGCAGCCGGAGTATGATAATTGGCCAAAATAGATAAAGATCAATACACCAAAGAACAATGGCGAATTATAAAAGAACAGCGCCAATATCAAAAACAATTATCTCGTCAGAATAAAGAATCTCAATTTGATCCTATTTCTGAATCGCCAATAAAAAAGGTTAACAATCAATTAGCATTTGTATTAGGTAATGGCACCAGTCGTGGGCCTGTTCAAGTAGAAGATATAGCAAAAATAGGAAAAATTTATGGTTGTAATGCATTGTATAGAACATTTGCTCCTGATTATCTAGTAGCTGTTGATGTTAAAATGATTTTAGAAATTACTAAAACAGGTTATCAAAAAAAACACACTGTATGGACTAATCCAAATAAGCATATGGTGGCATTCCTAATTTAAATACATTTCAACCTAGCAAAGGTTGGAGTAGTGGTCCTACAGCACTTTGGTTAGCGGCACAACACGGTTATGAAAAAATTTATATATTAGGTTTTGATTACAAAGGACTAGAAAATAAGCATAATAATCTATATTCTGATACTCCTAACTATAAAAAAAGCCAAGACAGTGCTACTTTTTTTGGTAATTGGCTTAGACAAACAAAAAATGTGATACAAGAAAATCCTAACATACAGTTTATAAGAGTTATAGCACCTGATAATTACCAACCAGAGGAACTAAATAAATTTAGTAATTTTAAAACTATTACTGTGGAGGATTTCAAAAAAATCTTCCAGATTTCCTGACAACACGTCAAAATGGCTCGTTTTGAGCCTATTTCTACGCATATTTCTCCCGAAAATGTAAATACTAATGACAGCCTTACCATAGGTATAACATTTATAGGAGAAAAAAATGGCGGATAAAGCTAAATTTGAAGAGATGCTTGAGCATCTTGTAAACAACGACCGCGAAAAAGCGGAAGAATTATTCCACGAAATTGTAGTAGA